TGTTTTCCCAACTTCATCAGTAATCTCCGGAAGAAATTTGTAAATTTCTCCGGCATATTCATCAAGGATTTCCCTGATTGCCTCCGGAAGCTGTTCCATTGTCACTTTTCTGTTTGCCATTGGTGCCGCCCTTCCGCTCCACATACAGTTCAATTGTGTCGGTTGTCTTCTGAAACGTCCGATAGATGGCGTATGTCTCGCCATTGTATTCCAGCATCTCCTCTCCTTCGTAGTCACCGAAAAACAGTGTCATGCGATAGGATGGATTGAAGCCTGAGCGTCCACCTTCGAAAAACTCCTGAGCGGACACACTCGAAACATTGCAGAACACATCCTTGTAACTGTATGATGTGGAATATATGCCAAGAGTATTCTTGGTTTTCGTTTCACTGATCAGAGAGATTACGTTGCTTCTGTCCATGTTGTGAACCCCGTTGCCATGCTGAGCTGCGCTTTCTGTTCGTCATAAGAGGCTTTCAATCTGTCATACATTTCCACACGGTCAAGCTCGCCAAAATTCAGCTTGCAATATGTGATGATGGCACGCTGGATGATCTGATCAAGGTCTGATTCCGTGGTGACAGGAACCGTCACTCCAGCAATCCCCAGATCAGTCTTTGCAGCTTCAATCAGTTGGTTCAGTTCATCATCGAATGCTGTTGTTGTGATTCTAAGTGCAAGTTTTACCGCTGTTAACATTTTTTGATCCTCTCAATGTTTGCTATGCTCCCACGCCATGTCTCTTCTGCTTCTGGCCAGATGGTTATATGCCCCACATGCCCAATCCTGACGGAAGGGTCTGCCCACATTTCAAAACCGCACTCTCCAAGCCGCTTACAGAATGCCAAGTCTTCGCCAAGGTCTGCCATAGGCAGAAAACAAGTACCAAACTTGTCATACACGGCCTGAATGGCAACGGTCTCCATGAGCACCAACCCCATGCCGCTTCCCGCGATCTGGAACGGCTCGCACGGATAATCATCCATGGAATACCGATCAATCGGGTCAAGGCATTTGAACAGGCACGAACAATGCGGTGCCCTTCTGGCATGGAAGATGCCTGCCACATAGGGTTTCTCTGTCCAGAGCAGGTCATCAACAACCGTTTCCTGGAAGATCATGTCTGCATCTATCCATAACACATGCGTGTAACCTTCCTGCATTGCCTTCATGCAGATATGCTCCCTTGCGTTATACACAAGGGTGCCGCTTCTCAGGTCAAGGTCAAAATCAACTCCATCATCCTTCAGATACATGATCAGCTTTGTCAAACTGTCCACAAATCCGTAGTACATATAATCCAGCGTGGGAACTGCTATCAGTAGGCGCATAAGTCTCCTTATTTCTTCTTAGTTGTTTTTGCTGCAGGTTTCTGTTCTGCTTTAGCGGTCGCAGGTGCCGCATCCACGATCACTGCAGAACCGAGAGACGTGAGGAACTGACATTCAGCAGGCGAAACCTCAACGATCTCGCCCGCTGCGTGTCTAATCTTCGCATCTCTTAAAAGCTTCACCTTCATCAGGTTCCACTCGGCTTAGCTACGTTGCAGAATCTTCCGCAAGCCGTTACAGCGTGAGCGGCATACTGACGGCCAACGATCTTAACAAGGTCCTTCTCTGCAAGGCTCAGTTCGTCATATTTGATGACTACGCCTTCACCTTCCGGATAGTTGATCTGTGCACCGGAAAGGTCACCAACGATTGCATATACTGCACTGGCGCTCGCGCTGCTATATGCAGGCAGAGTGTTGTTGAACAGTACGGGCAGGTCCATGAACGGATCAACATTGAAGTTGCCAGCAGCCTGTGCAGCCTTGAAATCTGCATAAGTCAGCTTGTTCATGATGATAACCGGATTGCGCGCCTCATCGGAGAGGTTAGCAAACGCAGTTGCCACGGTGTTCAGACCAGGTGCCTGAGTGATCTTTGCTGCAGAAGGTGCAGTGGATCCAGCGGAAGTGTTCAGTGCTGCAATGTCGGATACAACGAGACCGGACAGATACTTCACGATCTGATAGGTCAGTTCATCGTATACATAACGCAGGAATGCTTCGCCGCCCATGGTAGCAGCTTCGTCAGAAATGGTGATCCACTTCTTGATGTTACGAGGGATCATTGTTACAATACCAAGCTCCAGAGACTCTTCTGTGGGAGCGGTGGTGCCTTCTGTGTGAACTGCAGCGCCTGTTGCGGACTTCTCAAAAGCAACTTTCAGGTTGCCCCTGATGTAGGTCTTACGAACACGGCTCAGGATCTCTTCGTTATCCCATGCTGTCCTTACGATCTCATCCAGAAGGACAGGAACCGGAACGGTGCCGGAAACGGTCTCAGTCAGAAGCGCGCGGCACTCTCTGTCATCACCCGTCTTGATGTATTCTGCATATGCGTTCACATATTCCTGAGAAGCTCTAACCTCTTTTGTCTCTGCATTCTCTTCATGCTTTTCCACTACATTGCCAGCTCCTGCCAGCAGCTCTTTCATCATTGCCCTTTTCTCGTCCATTTGAATCTCCTTTGCTCTTGCTTCGATAGCGTCAAGCTCAGCATTCAGCTCATCGAGCTTTGCCTGATCTGCACTATCAATTTCAGTTTTGATCTGGAGCTTGCGCTCTTCGATCTGTTCCATTGTCATTGTTTTGATTTCGTCCATTGTTTAATCCTCCAATCTGAGTTTTGTTTTGAGTTTCCGCCGTCCAAGTTCGAGTGCTTCCCGTCGCTCCGCTTGAATCTGTGCAATCACTCCGTCGCTCAGATTACGCACTGAAATTGATGTGGCATCATTGGCAGGAATGGAAACTGCCGAAACATCATATACTTTGCCAATCTTCGTTATTGTCCGAAGTTCGGAAATAGTACCATCTTCAGCTTTCAGTCTTTCCCAGTTGTCTTCTAAAACCCGGAAACCGAAAGACATTTTGTTGGTGTATCCACCTTTGATCTCTTCATAAAGGCCGCGCCCGATTTCAGTGCCGCCAAGATCCGCTTCAATGGAAAGTCCTTTTTCATCAGGAAAAACAGCCAGCGTATTGTTTGACTGCCTTGCAAATACCCTGCCTTCATGGTTGTACTGGAAAATCACGTCTGACATATCAGCTTCATCAAAAGCATGGGAATCAACCTGCTCCTGATATTTCACGCCATCATATTCAAAAAGCGTATATGGCTCATTGAACGTGCTGGCATAGCCACGGACAATCATTTTCTCTTCCGCATCGTTTTCTTTTACTGACAGGGTAAAATCCCTATACTCTCTTTCAGTTATTTTGATCATCATCACTGTCTCCTTTCAGCTCTTCCACGTCTCCTGCATCCTTGTACTCGCCGCGGATGGTTCTCATTTCGCCACCTTCCACCGGTCCATAATTGAACAGTTCACGCGCTTCATTTATGCTCATGACTCCACGGTCAAGCATCAGCTGTGCAAGGGAAGTCTTGGCGGAAATGCTCATAAATTGCAGGCGGTTTGCATTTGCCATCAAATAGGAGCCGTTTGCCCGTTCGCGTTCTGAAAAAATCGCCCTGGTCATTGACTCACTGAATTGAATGGCAAAAGGCTCTATTGCGCCATTAAAAAAGGCATCCAGCTGATCGCCTTCTGCCTCATTTCTCAAAACCTTCTCATTGACACCGAAGTAGTTTTCCACGTTCGCCAGGATCAGTTTCATCTGCTCTGCATCCACCGTGTATGGCTTCGCGTCAACTTGTTTGATGTTGCTATATGTATTCGGGAACAGTAGAATGCCACCTGCTTCCGCATCCTTTGTCAGGTTCTCTTCTGAAAACCGCTTCCGTTCTTTTGCAAGATCTTCCGTCTTGGTGAAGTTGTTCACCTGTGCAATGAACCTATACGATGCACTGTTTTTGATGGCTTCTTCTATGCCTTCATTCTGGATGTGCATCAGCTTCATGGTTTCATTCAGTGCTTTGTTGTTCTCCCCGAAGAAATCTTCCCTATACTGGTGCTTTGTCAGGATGGCGCATTTCCTAAGTTCCACCGCTGCCGTTTCGCCGTGGGAGAACTTATACCGGAGCCATTCAATACCTTTGTATTCCACTACTTCTGCGCTCTCAGGGAGAACAGGGAAATATCCTGTGATCACCATGCTTTTATCAAACACGGGAACCACGAAAGCGGTGTTGTGGACATCAAGGATTGTGGAAAGCCTATAAAGGAATTGCGACCACGTCTGCCACTGGTTCGGGCCTGTCCGGAGCTTTGTCTGCAGCTGCGGCTGTGCGGAGCCTGTGATCTCCACCTTCAATTTGCTGATGTGCCTTGCCCTGGCATCTATGGCAGCCCTGACAATCTCGCTCTCATAGATTTTGCCGTTCCAATCACGGAACACAGGACGATAACCACGCAGGCTCAGGAACGTTTCATTTGCCTGCTGCAAGGCATCCTGTGATTTCTTGGCATCTTTTGGTCTGAATATTTTTTCAAACAACGACATTTTTTGTACCTCTTTTTTCGTACTTCCATTTATATCCATGAGAGGTTTTTTGCATTCCATTTGCACAAACTCTTACAGGAGTAATAGGAAAGCCCATAATTCTGTTCATTTCTCTATATCCATTAAATGTCCTTATAACTTCATCAGTATTAGAATCAATCATGTAGACTATTCCAGCCGCATTGCTGTCTTTTCCTTTTTTGCCATCCAAACCATTGCTTTTGCCCTTTTTTGAATCACTGATTTTTTTACAATGTTCTTTTGTGTTTCTGTGACCAATATGCGCTAAGCTCATTTTCTTTTTGGTTTCATCTGAGTGTTTTATGCCTTGTGCTGGTTTTTCGCCACCTTTTGATTTGTTGTACCCAAATCTATCATTATTACTTTTGTATAATTTAATAAGCATCGCTTCTTTTTCGCAGGCTTCATCTTTTTTTAAATCTTCAAACATGATTTCATGTTGAAAATTTTCCCATCCAAATATTTTTATTGCCCTTGAAAAATGTTCGTTTTGATAATATCCGTTTCCGTTTCTCCATCTTCTATCAACATTTTGTGACGTTATGCCTATATATACTTTTCCATTTGGTGCAGTATGCTTATAAACGCAATAATTTTCCATTTGTTTACCTCGCTTCGTAAACTCGCATTATAAAAAGGCAACCAAACAAAGTGCGATGCTTTGCTTTCGGGAGCTACCCTATGATTGCCTTATTATCAATCATTCCTCAATCGCTCTCCAATTTCGTCATACCATTTCTGCCGCACTGTGAAAGCATCCGCCAGCGCAGCGCATCCATCAATATGGGCTGATGGGTTGAGTTTTATCAGTTTTCCCCTGCCACGCTCCACGCTCATCTTGATTGCGGAATTGAGCAGGTGGATTTTTAACAGGTCATTGTCTCCGATGTGAACCTTGTGGTCCTTCAGCAAGCCTTCCATCTCCTGGAGCACCACCCAAAGGTTTTCACCCTGGTAAACATCATCCGTGCGGAAGCCGTAACCTTGCAGATCCTGCACAAGGTACTGGGCGGAGTAGCGGTCATATCCGACCATCAGCGGAAGGATCTCAAAATCTTCCACCAGCATCCGGAACCAGTTGAAACAATCATGATAGTCAACGTAGTTATCACCTGACACATCAAGAAGTCCGCGCTGGATGTATATGTTATACGGCACGCCATCTCTGGCCGTTGCTTCATCAATCCGCTCTGCCGGGAGCCAAAACTTTGAAAAGACATATAACTCGCCATCTTTCTCAACCACCACGCAGGCAGATGTCAGGTCAGTTGTCTGTGACAGGTCGATTCCTGCCACGCAGTAGCTGTTGCGGAAGTCTTCCAGGTAAAGAGCCGGACCGGAGGCGGCTTCCACCACCTGAGCTTCCAGCCATGCAAGCGAGCTGTTCTGCTTCACATTACAGTATTTGCACATAAACTCGGCCTTTTTAGAAAGCGAGCCATTTGCAATAGCAATCTCTTCCCGCAGATAATCTTCAGACACGGAAATATTCAAATTCGGATTGCTCTTTCTGAGCTCTTCCATGTCATCCCATTTATCCGGATCATCAACCATGTATAAAAAAGGAGCGAGCCTCGTTTCTGTGCTCTCTCCCAGTAAAAACCTTGTAGCCCTCTTCATGAGCTCATCATATATTGACCCGTCAATGTAGCCTGCTGTTGTGCAGGAAAGCAACAGTGCAGGATTCTCTCCCATCTCCCTTGCACCCATGCCGGACTTCATGACCTCATACATCTTCAGGCCCTTGTCACCTTGCCAGGAAGCAATCTCATCACAGATCGTCAGCGAAGGATTGAAACCATCACTTTTCTTGTCAGAGAAAGCAATCTTTTTGACAGTGCTGTTTCTGGCTGCTATGTATAAGTCTGTCATCCGGTGCTTTGGCAGATCTGAATCATCAACCTTCTTGCGCTCATGGTTTACAATGCCAGCCTGTATTTTTGCTTTCAGTCTTTTGTAATCTGGATCCAGCGTTGTCTGTTGCCACACTGAATTGTATATGATATCCGTCTGGTCAAGCTTGGGTGCCAGGCAATAAACCCTTGAACCATATCCGTTCTCCTGCCACTCATACTTTGCAATGGCAGCAGCCAGCAAGCTCTTGCCATTCTTCCGGGCAATGATCAAAACAATCTCTCGGAACTGCCTTTTGCCGTTCTTATCCACAATTCCGTAGATCGTAGCCACAAAAGCCTTTTCCCAGAGCTCCAGCTTTAGGTTTTTCGGCGCAAGCGGCCCTTCAGTGTGAAAGCAATGAGCTTCAATCCATGTGATCGGCTTTTCTGCCTTTTGCTGATCATATTTGAAGATCTTTTTTTTCAGACCGTCCGCTAAATACTCATAAAACAGCCGGATCCATTTGCCAACCACCTCAGAACCGTCCTGGATGGCTTTGTGGTACTTCAATATATAGTTTTCTCCCGCTTTCTTTCCCACTTGTCCGGCTTTCTCCCTGCCTTTTCCCGGCAATTCTGCCCCATTTCGTGCGAATTATCGAATTTTCGAG